ATGTTTAAGAGTGAAGCTAAGAGTGAATTTGGAACAACTGCAATTATTTCCGGAGCAATGGAAACCGCAATCCGGTATTGGATGGATATTTACAGTGGCAGACCGGATTGGGTAGACCCAGAGGACAATATAAAGACAATTAAGTTTGCAAAATCCATTTGCTCAGAAACAGCAAGACTTGTCACACTTGCAATAGGAGTAAGTTTTGATGGCAACCGTGGGGACTATATGGAGAACTGGAATAACAGTGCAGTAATGCCACATCTGAGAAAGTGGGTGGAATATGGCTGTGCATTTGGAACAATTGTATTAAAGCCAAATGGAAATGGAGTGGATATTGTTACACCGGCAAATTTTGAAGTTACAGAAGTTGATGGAATGGGAAAGATTACCGGAATGCGTTTTCAGGACAGATATAAGTCCGGTGACAATTGGTATACGAAATTAGAGCAGCATAGTTTCAGAACTGCAAAAGTCAGATATGAAGAGAGCGGAGAATATGAGGATGTTACATTTTATCTGATTCAGAATAGAGCCTATATATCAAATAATGAAGCGGAAATAGGAAAACAAATAGATTTGTCTATGACAAAATGGTCCATGCTGCAGCCGGATGTTACGCTGACAAAGAAAAACGGAGAAAACATTGATTCTATGTTATTTGGTGTGTTTGCAATGCCGAATGCTAATGATTTGGATTTAGACAGTCCTTATGGAATGTCTCTGTTTTCCGAAGCAGTGGAAGAATTAAAAGACCTTGATATTGCATATAGCAGATTTACCGGTGAGATAAAAGATAGCCAGGATATAGAATTGCTTGGCGAAACTATGTTACAGGAGCCGGGCAGAAAAATAAATGCACCATCTGACATAAAACTTCCGCATCATGTTAAGAGAGTACCGGGCACATCAGAGGATGATTTCTATCAGGCAATCGAAAGACCTCTTAGAAGTTCTGACCGGCAGGTTGGAATCAATCATTTGTTATCAGAGATTGGTTATAAGTGCGGCTATTCGAATGGATACTTTGTTTTAGACCAGAAAACCGGAATGGTAACTGCAACACAGGTAGAAGCAGATGATAGAAGAACAATACAGCTTATTAAGGATATTAGAGATGCCCTTAGAAAATGTTTGAATGACTTGTATTATGCACAATCTGTTTTTGCAGATTTATACAATTTTGCACCGGTAGGAAATTATGTGCCATCCTATGACTTTGGAGATATTACTTATAACGAAGAAGAGGATAGAAAGAGATGGTGGCAGTATGTAACCAATGGCAAGGTACCGTTCTGGATGTACTTAGTGAAATTTGAAGGTTATTCAGAAGAGGATGCCAAGGCTATTGGTGAAGAAATGAAGGCAGATAGTGAATCAAAATTATTTGGAGAAGAATAAGGCAGGGATGTAGTGTGCAATATGATAAAACGGTTGGAAATGTAAATATAAAGGTAAATACCACACGGCTTGACAGAAATACAATGGAAGCACAGAAACTATTGAATATACAGGTTGTCGAAGATTCCAATAATCTTATACCATTTCAACAGGGAGCCTTGAGGGGAAGCGTACGCTATCCTGAGGGACTTTACGGGGGTGTAATATCATGGGGTAAAAAGGATACTCCATATGCACACTATCAGTATGAAGGGGAATTGTATCTTACAAAGGATGGACGTTCATATGCTCAAAAGGGAGAACAGAAATATCCCACCGGTACACCTTTAATACAACATGCAGCAGGCACTACAGACCATTGGTTTGAACATGCAAAGGAGCAGAATCTTAAGCATTGGATTGATTTAGTTCGTAGGACAGTAGGAAAGGGATAGAATGTTAAAACCAGAGTATTTTAATGATAAAGCGGATAGAATGATAGAATTATACCGCCAGTTGGAAGATTATATATTTAAGGATATAGCATACCGGCTTTTGAAATCGCAATCTGTCTCTGGTACTGCCGATAGACTTATCTGGAAGTTGGAGCAGATGGGTGAGAGCCGGGCAGAGATAATGAATAAATTGTCTAAGCTGACCGGCTTAAGTAAAAGAGAACTGAAAGAACTATTGCAGGATGCCGTTATAACCTCATGGAATGATGATTTAAGTACATTTAATCAGATAGGGATAAATATAGTTAATCCACTGGAAAATCAAGCAGTTATGTCCGTTATGAATGCAGAATATCAGAAGTGCCAGGGAGAACTTAATAATCTGACCAGAACAACAATGAACCAGGCACAGGTAGACTTAACAAGGATGTTAGATGAAGCGGAAATGAGAGTAGCAAGTGGAGTGCAGAGTTATTCCAGTGCAGTATGTGAGATATTAGATAATTATGCTAAAAAAGGCATGGTTGTAGAATATCCGACAGGCACGCACCGTTCCTTAGAAGCGGCAGTTCGTTGTTGCGTGGTGACATCCATGAATCAGACCAGTGCACAAATTACGAATCAATACATATTAGAGGGTGGAATAGAGTATGTACTGGTATCTGCTCATTTAGGAGCCAGAATCCAGCAACCGGGGCAACCATATCTTGCCGGTCATGAGAATTGGCAGGGGAAAGTATATCGGATCCGGGGAAGTGAGCCGGGATATCCGAATCTTTTAGAAATGACCGGATATGATATTGGAGAGAATGGAGCAGGAAAAGTTGTTAATCCTTTAGGTTTACATGGCTATAATTGTAGACATTCGCATCAACCGTGGGACAAGGCTTTAAAGAATCCATATGTTGATGAAAATGGAAAGTCTACGATAGACACGGAAGAAAGCCGTAAGTTGTATCAGAATCAGCAGAAGCAGCGTGCTATGGAGCGGAGCATCAGAGCCACGAAAAGACGATTATTAATGAAACAGCAGGAAATAGATTTAGTTGCCGAAACAGATGTAAAGGAGATACTCCAAAATGATTATGATAAGCTGGCTTATAAATTAAGAGAGCAGAATAAGGCATATAATGAATTCTGCACTGAGAATGATTTACAGAAGCAGTCTGACCGGTTAAAGGTTGCAGGCTATAAGCGGGAGCAGGCTGCAAAGGCAAGAGGTAGAGCAAGAGCATTTGAAAATAGAAGTATAAAAAAACCGATGGAAAAAGCAAAAAATACAGGCTATACTAAAAGAACAAAGGAAGAGTTTGAACAGATTGCACAACAGATAAAAAAGGAAATAACACATTATTCGGATAGACCATCAAAGTGGAGCGGAAAGATTATTGTTAATAATTCATTGATAAATGATGATGCATTAGGAATAAAAGAGTGGTCCTGCAATATTTCGGTTGTAGATACTGTTGATGATGGAGTTATATGGCATGAAATGTTACATTCTTGTTCTGGTAGTTATTATAAGCCAGAAGTATACAGCACAAACGAGTATATCGAAGAGGCAACTGTTGAATGGCTAAAGCAGCAAATATGCAAGGAAAAGAATCTTATAAATGTATGTGCTTATGAAGATAAAACGATTGTTTTACAAGCGTTGAATAATAGATTCTCATTCGGAACAGATGCAGAATTTGCAAAGGAAATATTCAATATTCCACTTCCAGAACGGTACCAATGGCTGGAGAATAGAGTGGATGAATGTTTGAGACAAGCCGGGGCTTCATTTGAAGATTATAACGAGGTTATTGGATTTGTTGAGAGATTGAAAGGTGGTAGAAATGGTTGATATTGAAGGATTATTAAAAGATATAGCGGAATATAATGAAAAGTATACGATTACTGAGAAATCAAGTGAAGCGGATAAGCTGATTGCAAAAATGCATGAGAAAAAACATACAAAGGAAGAATTTTTTTTGATGGAAGAGGAAGTAAGCGCATTTTTAAAAAGTGATGCATCTGAAGCTGATAAGCAGAAAGTACTTGGATATACAGAATCATTATCTATGCTATGTGCTGCAATTAGAGAAGGCAGACTTAATATGGACGAGAAATAGTAACAGCCATAACTTGAAATTGATATTTATTGACTTTGCTATAACTAAATGATATAATACACTCAGGTGATGAAATGAAAATAACTTGGTATAGTTGTCCCAGATGTGGGAATCCTCATTTTATGAAATTGCGGGAAGATACTAAGCTAAGAAATTTCCCAGCATACTGTAAGAAGTGTAAAAATGAAATACTGATTACCATAGAGCCTTTGAGCCGCGTAATCAATTCTTAAAAGGAATTGGTTATTCGGCTCATTTTTTTATATGTGCACAGTGGAGCAGCCAGGTAGCTTACCGGAATGCTTTTTCGGTGGTCGCAGGTTCGAATCCTGCCTGTGCAATTGCCAGCTATGGAGTAAATAGCAACTCAATCGTGCCGGACTGACCGGAGCAACAACTTGGAAAGAATGAGGTAAGAATATGTTAAAAGTAATCACAGAACTTGAAAAACTTGGTCTGGAATTGACAGACGAAATGAAAGAATCCATCAAGAAGAACATCGGCGAGGAAGTATATTCCAAGTCAGAACTTGATAAGAAAGTAAAAAAAGTGGAGGAAGAACGTGACCAGTATAAGGGACGTGCAGAGACCGCAGAAGAGACTTTAAAGGGATTCGATGGAAAAGACCTTGAAACCATCACAAAAGAACGTGATGAGTGGAAAGAAAAAGCGGAAACAGCAGCAAATGAATATAAGCAGAAATTGGAAGAAAGGGATTATAAAGATGCAGTAGATGCAGCGGTAAAAGACCTTAAATTCAGTTCCAATAGTGCTAAGAAAGCATTTGTATCTGACCTTATGTCAGACAAGCTGAAAATGAAGAATGGAATGCTTGTGGGATTTAATGATTTTGTGGATGCTTACAAAAAGGAAGATGCGACGGCATTCGTTGATGAGCAGCAGAAACATGATGATGACAATTCCGCTCAGTTCACAGACCACATGACACACCAGCAGCAGGGCACAGAGCCAATTACTGGTGACCCGAACAAAATGGACTTTGCCACTTATAAGAAGTGGAGAGCACAGAACAAATAGGAAAGGATGATTAAATATGCCAAACACAATTTTAACACCGCAGATTATTGCGAATGAAGCATTGATGGTTTTACAGAGTAATCTTACGATGGCAAATCTTGTCCACAGAGATTATTCCGCAGATTTCGTCAAAGTAGGTGACACTATCACCGTTAGAAAACCGGCAACCTTTGTTGCTAAGAACTTCACCGGACAGACAGAAGCACAGGACATTGCAGAAGGTTCCGTACCAGTAACAATGGACAGATTCAGAGATATTACTGTTAATGTTGGTTCAAAAGAAATGACATTAAATATTAAAGACTTCTCTGAACAGGTTATTGCACCGGCTATGCAGGCAATGGCACAGCAGATTGATGCAGATTTGTTAGCAGTAGGTATTTCCAAAGCTAATAAGAAAGTAACTGTATCAGACACACCGGCTATTACGGATATTGCAGGTGTTGGCAAGGCCTTAGACATGGCAAAGGCTCCAAGAGCCAACAGAAGATTAGTATTGCCACCAACCATTCTGTATAAGTATAACACTCTGGATAACTTTGCAAAACAGTGTTACAAGGGTGACTCTGCAGCATTACAGGAATCTGAGATTGGAAAGGTATATAGCTGTGAGACTTTTATGTCCCAGAATTGCCCGGAAAATCAGAATGATACACCTGGTACAGTGAAATCTTACAAGGTTGCAGGAACTAAGGATGCAACACAGTTTACAGTATCTGATGGTACCACAGCAGCAAGTACTATTAAGAAAGGTGACCAGTTAATTGTAAATGGCTATCTGTATACTGTAACTGAGGATGTAACACTTGCATCCGGTGCAGGTACCGTGAAAGTAGATCAGAATATTCCGGATAATGTGGCAGCAACAGACGCATTTGTGGTAAACAAGGCTCATGCGCTCGGATTTCACAGAAATGGTCTTGCACTTGTTACTCGTAACCTTGAGTTACCAATGGGTAATAAGAATGCTTATATTGCATCTGCCGATGGTCTTGGAATCAGAGTTGTATTCGATTACGATTCTGATCACAAACAGGACAAAGTTTCTTTCGATATTATTTATGGTATCAAAGAACTGGATGCAGACTTACTGGTTGATTTTGCCTAAGAAGAAAGGGGGATTCCGATATGATAACCACATTTGAATTCTATCAGAAGACATATTATGGGGATTCTATAAAGGAATCCTCTGATTTCGATAAATGGGAATCAAGAGCAGAAGATAAGCTGAGATCTATTACACAGGACAATCTTACAGGTGAAGCATTGGAAAAATTCAACAAACCATTGCAGAAAGCAGCATGTGCAATAGCTGATTTACTTTATGAGATTGATAAGGCTACCAAGACAGCCACAGCAACAGATGAAACCAATGTAAAATCACGTTCAAGCGGTGGAGAATCCATCACTTACGGAGATAATAAAACTCTTGTTACCGCAGTATTGAGTGATAAGAGGGCACAGAACCGGCTTATTTATGATACGGCAGTTGAGTATTTAGCCGGAACTGGTCTGTTATATGCGGGGGTGTGAGATGGGAGATATCTTTTATAACAAAACTGTTACCGTATATAACAAAACATCTGATGATTTAATGGGTTCGGAAACCTGGTATGCAACTGTACTTAAGAATGTACGGTTAATTGTTACCAAAGGGGCGAATGTATCAAATAGCGGACTGGATTCAGCAGATTCCGCAAAGTTATATGTCAGATGGGATTTCCTGCCGGAAGACACAAAAAAATATCTGCCACCGAAAGCATGGCAGCAGTCTGCAGAAAAAGAAAGTAATTTCACATTCACCGGCGGAGCAGATTTCTTTGTAGAGGGTGATACCTCACAGGAAAATCCATGTGAGGATTTCTTTACCTATATGAAAGAAAAGTATGATAACTGCTTTAAGGTTACGAATGTTGATGATTATAACCTTATACCACATATTGAAGTAGGGGGCGCATAATGGCAGATACGAATAAGAAAGCACTTAGCATAACAGAGCAGGATAATATTGCAGAAGCGGTACTTCGTATCGTTGCGGCATATCCAGATGTTCCGGTAACACAGAATAAGATATGTTTGGATGACCTTAAGGAATCAGAGAGCATAGGAATATTTCCGTTATCCGGAGCAGTTATAACAAAGCAGTATGTTTCCGGCTCGTTTGAAGCACAGTTTCCTTTTTCAGTATGTTTTAAATGCAGTCCGACTACAAATAAGGCAGTAATTGTTAAGAGACGTAGTCTTGAGGGATTAGCGGAATGGTTAGAAAGTATGAAATATCCGCCACTTTCGGAAGGAAGAACTATCCGGAAGATAGAGAGAACAACGACAACTATCCTATCTGGAAAAGATGAAAGCGGTGCTTCCGTTTTCCAGTGCGGATTCAATTTATTATATTTCAAGAAAGGATGACAGAAAATGGCAGAAAGTAGAACAAATATGGTGTCACTTATCGACATTGGTTCTTGGCTTGGTGGAAAAACAGCGAATATTGTAGAGATGGGTGACGGATTTACAGAACTTACAGAAGATTGGGGCCCTGATGTAGAGAGTACACAGTATGTAAATATGAAAGCGAAAGCATCTACATTAAAGGGATATGAATTCTCCATGTCCCCAGAGAGGGAGTATCTGAATGATGACTTCCAGAAAGCTATTGATAATGGATTCAAAACATTCCCAACCGGAAAGGATTGTGAGACGTATTACTTCCGTTTCTACAAATCTGATATTACCGGTGGAAAAGGTGACTGTATCAGAATCCCAGTTATTATTGCACCATCATCCACTGGTGGAGAGGGTGGCGGAATCCTTACCTCTGCAATTCAGATTCAGGGTAATGGTGAAGTAGAATTAGGTGAAATCACTATTACAGAAAGTGGTTACACCTGGGCACCAAAAGCAAGTGAATAGAAAATATATGGGCAGTCTTTAGGGCTGCCCTTGTTGAAAGGATAATTATGGAGAGATTAGAAAGAGCAACAAACTTATTAGAGATTAGTGTGAATAAGCAGGATGATTTACTGGTATTGGACTGTAATGATATTACTGTTTTTTCTCGTTTCGCACATCTGTATGAGAATATCGATAAGATGTCAGAATCGGCAAAAAAAGAGATGGAAGAGGTAAAACAGAAGTTCAAGGATATTGAGGATGATGTTAATCCGGCTCAGTTAATGGCATATATCAATGTTCATGTAATGACTTCACAGAAAATTATGGAGGAACTGGATAAGGTATTCGGAGAAAACTTCTGCAGAAAGGTATTCAGGGAGAATTACGAACTGAATCCGGATTTTGTACCGGATGAAATTGCCCTTGCAGAACTGGTAGACAGCCTTGTGCCAATCATGGAAAAAGCATACGGAGAACGTATCAAAAGAACACAGAATAAGTATAATGCTGGAAAACGTGGAAAGCATACCAAGACGAAGGATGAATTGATTCAGGAGTTTAAGGAAAGTAGACATGAATAATGTGTTACTGGACCCGTTACCAACAGAATGGAACGGATATCCTATAAATTATTGGTTCCAGATTGGAATACAGATATATCTTGTCTTTGAAGATGATGAACTGGAAGATTTTGAGAAGGCAGATGTCATTGCAAATCTTCTTTTTCCGGGTGAAGTTCCACCGAAAGAGCAGGTGCAGGAATGTTTGGAATGGTTCCTGAATGGCTGGTGTCATGATAGAAGTCCTAAGGAACGTGATAAAAGGCGGCTGATGGATTTTAATAATGACCAGTGGAGAATATATGCTGACTTCCGGCAAATATATGGTATCAATTTGAATGAAGCAGATCTGCATTGGTGGGAATTTATGGGAATGCTTTGGAATATGCCGCAACGACAATCCTCATTTTTACAGGTTGTGGATATTCGCCGGAAGAAACTGAAAAGCAAGATGTCCAAGGAAGAGCGAGAATCTATCCGAAATGCCCAGTACATTTATGGATTGGAAGAGAAAAAAGAAAAGAAGCGTGTTTATACAGATGCAGAAAAGCAAAAGATTGATGAAGTCGATGCACTGCGAGAGAAAATGAAACGTAAAAAAGAGGAAACCGATGAAGCACTGGATTTCTTCCGAGAGGGGTGATGCTGAAGCAGTAATTACGATGGTGAAATCAGGATAAATACAAAAATTGATACAAAAGATGCTACAAGCCAGTTGATGTCTTTGCAGAATCGCATGAATAAGACAGCACAAAAGATTGATGCAATCACTCAGAAGATGAAGAGTATGGAAGCACCGACTATAAAAACAGATTCCTTTAAGGCATTAGAAGCTGAACTTGAGAAAGCACAGTCCGAAATGCAGATATTGATTGAGGACCTTAAAATATGGGAGTCTATTGGAATTACTTCTGGAGATACATGGCAGAATTTAAATGATAAGATTGGTGCTGTAGAAGAAAAATCAGTTGATATACAGAAAAAAATGGAAGAAATGGTGAATTCCGGTGAAGCATTTACCAATTCAGTTAATACAGATGCTTATCAGAAATTACAGCAGGATCTTCAAAATGCTAATGCTGATATGGCTGTATTAAATAAAAAATCAGAGGAATTGGCTCTTAAGACAAAAGAAACAGGAAATGCGCCGGATGGACTGCTTGGAAAGTTAAAGCAGATGAAAGAAGTGCTTGGTGGTGTTGTTAGCAAAGTTAGTGATGGAGTAAAGAAAGGTGTAAATGGATTAAAGAAGATAAAGAATTCCATAGGCGGTGTACTTTCTAAATTAAAAAATTTACGTGCAGGAGCGAATAAAACTTCCAGTGGATTTTCTAATTTATTAAAAACCATGCGTCAGATGGTTCTTAGCATGGCCGTATTCCAGGCAATGTCAAAGGGTGTGGAATTCCTTAAGAGCGGGTTGCAGAATCTGGCGGTATATTCGAAAGAATACAATAAAAATATGTCTGCACTGGTATCTTCTACCGGAATGCTTAAGAACAGTCTGGCAGTAGCCTTTGCACCGATTATCAGTGCAGTTATTCCATATCTGGTAAAACTGATTGACTGGATAAGTGCGGCTGCTAATGCCGTATCAAGGTTCTTTGCAATCCTCGGTGGGAAAAAGACCTATACACAGGCAATTAAACAGAATAAGAATTATGCTGCATCTTTAAATAATGTAGGAAAATCTGCGGACAATGCAAAAGGAAGTCTTGCTGGGTTTGATGATTTGGATGTGTTACAGAAGAATGATGCATCTGGAAGTGGCGGCGGTTCTTCCTTCGGTGGAGCAGATGGAAGCGGATTTGAGCAGGCGGATGTTGGAGTAGTATCCGACTGGGCGGAGCAGTTCAAGAGTGCTGTTGATAGTGGTGACTGGTATGGTGTAGGTTCCCTTGTAGCACAGAAATTGAATGAAGCACTGTCAGCTATTGACTGGGGATTTATTCAGACACAGGCTGCTAATTTCGCAACTAACCTTGCAAATGGTCTGAATGGATTTGTATCTGGTCTGGACTGGAATCTTATTGGAACAACAATAGGTAATGGTCTTATGACAGCATTGTTATTTGTCTATACAGTCCTTACTACATTCAATTTTGAAGAGTTAGGTACTGGATTGGCAGATGGAATTAATGGTGCGTTTTCAGCAATATCATGGGATTTAATTGGGGACACTGTTATTGCCGGAATTCAGGGAATGTGTGATATGGTAGTAGCTTTTCTCGATGAGTTGGATATTTTCGACGGTGTTAATTTTGATGGCTTACGGGAAGCATTGGATGGCTTGGGAGAATCATTATCACCTTTTTCGGATACTGTCGGTAGCGGATTGCAGTGGTTCTTAGAGAATGTTTTAATACCGCTTGCCGCATGGACCATATCGGAAGTGTTACCTGGATTTTTAAATGCAGTTGCTGGAGCTGTAGATTTTGTTAATCAAGTAATATCAGATGCACAACCTATGCTGCAGTGGTTTTGGGATAATATATTGGCACCAATTGCTGAATTTACTGGTGGTGTGATAGTCAGTGTATTAGATGGAATCGGAGATGCATTAAGCTGGATAGCAGAAAATGAGGTGGCAATGGCAATTCTTGAGGGATTGGCAATAGCAATAGGTCTTGTAAGTGCTGCATTTACTATATTTACTGCTGTAAGTACTGCTGCTTCTGCAGCAGGGGGAGTTTTGGCAGGAGTTATTGCAGCAATAAACTGGCCACTTGTGTTAATTACTGCAGCTATTGCAGCAGTAATAGCAATAGGCATTTTGCTTTATAAAAACTGGGATACAGTAAAAGAAAAAGCTGTTGAAATCTGGGGGAAGATTAAAGAATTCATCAGCAATGCAATAGAAAAGGTCAAAGAAGTAATTTCCAATGTAATTAATAAAATAAAAGAAACATGGAGCAATATCTGGGGAAAAATCAAGGATACTGCATCAAAAGTGTGGGATGGAATTAAGAGTGCAATAACCGGTACCATTAATGGTATAAAGACAGGCATATCCAATACATTAAATGCAATTAAAAGTGTATGGGATAAGATTTGGGGTGGCTTAAAAACCACTGTAACAAATATCTTTGATGCTATCTGGGGTGCAATAAAAGGTGTTATTAATAGCATCCTTGGTGGTATTGAGGGAATGGCAAACGGTGTCATTGGTGGAATTAATACGGTAATCGGAGCATTGAATAATCTTTCCTTTGATGTCCCGGACTGGGTTCCGGTTTTGGGTGGTAAAACATTTGGATTTAATATTACGGAATTGAGCAAGGTAAGTTTGCCAAGACTGGCTAATGGCGGTATTACAACCGGTGCTACACTGGCAGAAATCGGAGAAGCCGGAAGAGAAGCAGTCTTACCATTGGAGAACAATACCGGCTGGATGGATGAACTGGCAGGAAAGCTGGCTTCCAGAATGCCAACATATAACACACCGACAACACTTGTGATGGAAGTAGATGGTAAAGCATTTGCAAAATGTGAATTACCTTATTTTAATGCCGAATCACAGAGAATCGGTGTCAGATTAGTAACAGGATAAGGGGGATAATCAGGTATGGCAGTATATACACAAGGTCTTGTGATTGATGGAATTATATATGATATCCCCTTTGTAAAAATATCCCGGACAATGGACTTCCTGGAAAAATATGCAGAGAGGACAGAAGATGGAGATATCAAAATAGAGACTATCGGTCTTTATAAGAATTATGAAATATCAATTGGTACGATTGAAGATGCAAGCCTGTATGACAGTCTGATAGAGCATATTTCAGACTGTTCCAATCGTTTCCACCATGTATCTTTACCGGATGCATCAAAGCAGTTTGATTTCTACGGCTACTTTTCTTCCATTAAGGATGAGGTGGAGAAGGTGCTTGGCACAGGCGCACAGTATAAAGGGTTGTCGTGGAAAATGACATCTAAGAAACCATATAAGACAGCATAAGGAGGGATTACATTGAGGACAGGCTGTAAAGCAGAAATGAAATTTACGGATGTATCAGCATTAGAAGATGCAACTCCTTCCAGTTCAGAGAATAAATCCTTTGGACAATTAAGTAATCTACAGGCAGAAAGAAAAGTACCGGAATACGGAACGTTGGAATTGAATCAGTTTGTACTTGATGGCAGCAGGCAGATTGTGGAATCCAATCCGGAGAACGTAGCTTTTTGGAGTGCCGATATGTCCGGGGCAGATTGCAGCTTTGCAACTGCTCCAACACTTACTATTGTTTTTGAAAAGGCACATTCATCATCCGGTCTGACATTGTATTTTGGAATGGACTATCCGGAAGAGGTTGAAATTGAGTGGTATACATTGGGCGGAACCAAGTTACTAAGTGAAGTGTTTTACCCGGATGCGCTTGTCTTTACCTGCAATTGTCCGGTGCAGAATTATGACAAGGTCATTATTAAAATAACTAAGACCAGGTATCCACAGTGTTATGCAAGGTTGCAGTACATTCTATATGGACTATACATAGCATGGAAGGATGACTTAATCCAGTCTGGGAAAGTTACAGAGGAAGTGGATTTTACATCGGCATCCTTATCCATTAATGAAGCAGAGTTAGAGATTGTGGATGTCAATAATGATTTTGATATTGGCAATGAAAATGGAGCATGGAAATCGGTGCAGAAAACACAGCAGATCACATTAACAGAAATAAAGGACGGTAAAGAAATTCCGGCAGGTACATTCCATATTGATGATTTTTCTTTTAAAAAGAATATCGTGAATTTTAAGATGATTGATAAAATCGGTTTGATGGATAAGTATACCTATTATGATGGTGAAATTTACAAGTCCAGAAAAGCCGGAATCATATTGGAGAGTATATTTGCCAGTGCCGGAATAACAAAGTATTCCATTGAGGAAGAAGTATATAACACCCTCTTAGATGGATATTTAGAGATACAGACCTGCAGAGAAGCGTTACAGATGGTTTGTTTTGCCTGTGGCGCATTGGCAAGTGACAGCAGGAGTGATTCGGTAAAGGTTTATAAGCCGGATAGATATGTAAAGTATACCGTGGGACCAGACCGGAAGTTCAATGGAAATACATCCGTTTCATTGGATGGCTATGTTTCCGGTGTTTCAATAGAAAGAAGCGTTTATACATTAGAAGATAAGGAAAGTGAGATTTACAATGATTATCTTCCAAAAGGATTAAACAGAATCACTTTTTCAGAACCGTATCAGACTGCTTCCATTGCAGTAACAGGTGGAACTGCAAAGACAGTAAGAACTAATTATATTGAAGTTCAAATGAACAAAGCAGGTACATGCACCATAACTGGAAAGAAATATGCTGATGCAAAAGTAACATATCAGGAAAATGTGGCTCACTTGGAAGCCGGAGAATCAGAATCTGTGAAATCATTTGGCACAATAACTTTATATAACCTTAAGAATCTTCCTGATATTGCAAAACGGTTATTAGATTACTATTCCCTGCGAAGAAAGATTGATATGAAGTTTCTTTTAGATTTGGAAGAGGTTGGAAACTGGATAAATGTAACAGATACATCTGGAAATACTTCTACAACACTAATTGAAAGTCAGACGATTGATTTGACTGGTGGCTTTATAGCAACTGCAAGTTGTCGTGGATATTCTGTAGTGGTCACAGAAAATTATTATGCAGGCACAGAACTTTATGCCGGAGGGGGTGGAATCATCTAATGAAATTAAATTTGCTTAATCCATATCAGATTATTAAATCTTTGCAGAAAGAAAATGAGCAGGTAAAGGCGGAGAATGAGCAGCTAAAGAAAGAAATAGCTGACTTAAAGGAAAAAGAGGTGACGGAGTATGCTGCTTTGGATAGAAGCCGTGACAGACCGGTCACAGAATGACGTTTACCGGGTTCTGGAATTACTGGAAAAGGGATGGAAGAATTTTACTGATTCAGAAAAAAGGGAATGGTCTTCTGGCATGAAAGGTTCTTTGAATACTTCAGATTTAACACGGATCCAGAATAACATTCAATTGTTGTCCGATGTGCTGGAACTGAATCTTACAGTAAGTGATGTGCCGGAGATTCCTACAGTCACCTTGTTTGATGAAATCAGAGAGAATACTGGAAAAATCAGAAGTGCTTATTGTATTCATTCCACTACACCAACAGTCCCGGAAGAACCGGTAAATACTTTTGAAAAGTGGAATGACATCGAAAAGATTTTAAGTGATGTTTATGAAATCCTGCTGAATAACTTCCATTATTATTGTGGAACAGAGATTTATGCAGGTGAATCCAGTGGATTACTTTTATAGGAGGTAGATTATGGCTTTTAATAAGAAAACATGGAAAGACCGGGTAGCGGAATTTATCAACCGCCGGTTATTAACAAAAGAGGACGGAAGCACAGATTTGGTTACTGTGGCACGAAGTGAGGGGACAATCTCCGTTGAAGGTGATGCCTTTAATGCGGAAACTATGAATGATTTGGAAGATAGAGTTGAAGCTGCATTTAATGAACTGAGCAAAAATAAGCAGGATGCATCAACGGCAATCACGACTGGGAATATTGGTCAGCAAAGTGTGAAATATGCATCAAGTGCAGGTACGGCAGCAAATGCTAGTAAAGTTCTTTGGAGTGGTGTGCAGGGCAAACCATCAACTTATCCACCTAGTTCGCATTCACACGATTATCTTCCAAACAATCCACCTTGTATAGAGATATTTGGGCAGGCAGGTGTACCATTTATTGATTTCCACTATGGTGGAAGTTCAGCAGATTATACAAGTCGTTTAATTGATGCAAGTTCAACTTTTAACTATTTAACAAACAGTGGAATCCATCAGTTTTGCAATGGAAGTGGTAGCCAAGTTGCAAGGATACAATCGAATGGAACATTTGGAGCATTAAGCGGTGGAACTGCAATAGTAGGAAGTGCAATTTATTGTCAAGCAAACTGGAGTGGAAGTTCTTATGCACCTGTTTATGGTACATCATTTACAAATCCTTCCTCTAAATTAGTAAAGGAAAACGTTGTAGATATGTCAGAAGAGGAAGCAAAGAAGATTCTTCAATTAAAACCGGTAGATTTTGATTACATTGAAGCATACGGTGGTGAAAAAAATCAGCATGGTTTAATTGCCGAAGATACATTAGGTATTATTCCTTCCTGCGTGACGGTACCGGAAGACTATTCAGAGAAAGAGTTTGATGCTGAGAAGGGAATTCGAAATAAGGTATTAGCAATTGATTATTCGAAATTGGTTCCATATCTTATTAAGATAGTGCAGATACAGCAGGAAGAAATTGAAAAATTGAAAGAAGCAATGAACAAAGAAGGAGGAAAAGAAAATGAATAACAACACAATCAAAGCAATCATTACAGCAGTAACGGGGTTCTTATCATCCCTGCTCGGTATACTTTATGTACCGGTATTACTTATGGTTGCCTGCAACATTATTGACTATGCGACAGGTATCTTCGCATCAAAGTATCGTAACCAGCCGGTGGATTCATACAAGGGATTCCGGGGAATTGCAAAGAAGATTTCCATGTGGCTTCTGGTGGTGGTTGGAGCAATTGTTGACCAGTTACTGAAATATGCAGCTGCTACAATTGGAATCACAATGCCGATTACATTTCTCATAGCGTGCGTGGTAGCCATATGGATTATATGCAATGAAATCATCAGTATTCTGGAGAATATCAAGGATATAGGTGCACCGGTTCCACCGTTTTTACTACCATTGTTGAAAAATCTGAAATCACAGGTGGAAGAGGTCGCAAAGACAGAAGAGAAGTAGGAAGAATAGAATGAATATAATAGAAACCAATTTACAGTTCAAAGGGAAAATGTTAGTAAGAAAGAGCACGGCCAGAATCATCCTACATCATGCTGCAGCATCTGAATGTGATGCAAAAACGATTCATACATGGCACCTTGGAAGGGGATTCAGTGGAATAGGTTATCATTTCCTTGTAAGAAAAAACGGAACCATTGAAAGAGGACGGGCAGAAAACCTTGTGGGAGCACATGCAGCAGGTAATAACAGTAATTCGATTGGAATCTGCTTTGAAGGTAATTTTGAAACAGAAACAATGGGAGAAGCACAGAAGAATGCCGGAAAGGAACTGATTGCTTATCTTTGTAATAAATATGGCATTGATGTAGTTATCCGGCATAAAGATGTGGCAGCAACCGCTTGTCCGGGAAAGAACTTTCCATATACAGAACTTCTGAATTACAAATCATCTGTTCAGACAACAGATGCTAAGCCACAGAAAAATACCGTTGCAGAAGATGGTATCTGGGGAACTGGTACAACTAAGAGAGCACAGGAAGTATTCGGTACTCCGGTTGACGGTATGATTTCCGGACAGCTTAAGTCATGTGCTAAGTATTTTCCGGGTATTATCTCGGTAAGTTATGGCAGAGGTGGTTCAGCCTTGGTCAGAGCAATGCAGAAGTGGCTTTGTATTCCAGAAGATGGTTATATTGGTCAGCAGTTTGTGCTGGCATTACAGCATAAGATGGGAACAGTCGCAGACGGAGTTTTAAGTAAACCATCAAGCTGTATTAAGGCTTTTCAGCATTGGCTGAATCAACAGTAAAATTATAGGTAATATTGCACAAAGATTAGTTTTTGTGCAATATTACTATTGAAAATAACAAACATACGTTCTAAAATTGCACTATCAGTTAAAAAAGTACACTCTTATCGACAAAATAGAAAAGGCTCTTATTGTAAAAATGTGTCGAAATGATACAATAAAATAAAAACGCAAGGGAGAGTAATGAAGTATGGAACAGAAACAAATGTACATTGGAGACCTTAATACTGTTTTTGGAAAAGAAGAGGAGCCTTTATTACGAAGACTGGATGATATCGTTGTTCCGGCACTAACGAGTAATATAATTATAACAAGCTCTGAAAAAACTAAGTATTTTTTTGATGATGTAGCAATTAGAAAAGTTGGAGAAGAATTAGCCTTAAGTGGATTGTTAATTAAGGATACTATTTTGGAGGTGAAGTCTGAATATTCTGAAGAAAAAGGACTAAAGAAAACAGACAAACATTTCCCGTCTTCTCCATATTCATTATTTATTGTTTTTTTGAAAAATCATAGAATGCTTTTAGTGAAAAATCAAAATGGCAGTCCTGATTTGAGAAGTTTTTCTTTTGCATTTAGGCATACAATTGATGAATATGTAAAAAAATATAATACTGAGATGAGAAATAAAAAAATCAGTGAATATTTACCATTTCCGAGAGTTAATGTAACCGGAATTAAAAGTGCAAACAATGTAAGAGAGGCATTAAAAGATGTAGAAAAAATAACAGAATTATCAGTAAAGTTTTATCCGCTAAATTCAGAATGGGATTATGGAAATATATTCGGAGATATTGACAGAATAAGAAAAGAAATTGGGAGTAAAAAAGGAAAGATGGTATTTCCATCACCAGGAAATATAGATGGTGTAGCAGAAATGATAGAGAAAACGGATGGACTTGTTAAGACGGAGATGAAAGTAAGATATAAGGAAGGAACTAGAGGAAATCGTAAAAAAGGAAAAATAAAAGATAGTATGATATCTGATATATCTGATATATATTTGGTAAATGATTTAGATAAAGCATATGATGAAATAGGAGATTTGAAATCAGGTTTGGATGCTTTAAATGTTTCTACCAATAATGGTATTATTGAGTATAATAAGTATATAGAGTTAAAAAAGAAAAGGTGATAGGAATTGAGTAGTATACGAACAGAGAATATTTCTGCATTAATAGATAAACGAAAAAGAAATACAATAATAAAAGAAGCGATAGAAGAAATAAAAATTGTTCGGAATACAATTGCACAAACAATTTGTTGTATACTAATTGCGAGTATACTAAGTGTATTATTGGTATACAACAATAGTGTGGTGGAAGTTTCCAGAACTTTATTTTCTACAGTTTTAGATATGGATGTGGCTTTTTTTGCAGTAATATTGGGTTCGTATGCAGTTTTTCAGGCATTAATGAACGATGACATTTTAAAACATCTTTTAAGTGTAGAAAGCAATATTCTGAAAGAGAGCAATAAAACTTTTTTGAATTTATCTATACTATATATTGTAGATGCTTTTATAAGTTTTATTGCAAAAATGCTTTCAGAAATTTTTACAAATGATGCATATATATATTCTGCAGTAGTGTCTAATATAATATATACCGTATTTTTGATTCCTTACATTACATTCTTTTTAATGTTAGTTTTAGAAAATATAAATTTTGTGATAAATTTATATAGAATGTTTAATGTATATACATTGTATAGATCTTTGGATATGTTAGAAGATGAGAATGAAATGAAAAAAGATAAATAG